ATGAAAGTGATTATCTTGGACGAGTGTGATTACATTACACCAAACGCACAAGCAGCACTTCGTAATCTTATGGAAACTTTCTCTAAGAATTGTCGTTTTATATTGACTTGTAATTATGTCGAGAGAATCATTGACCCGATACAAAGTCGTTGTCAATCATTTCAGATAATTCCACCAGACAGAAAACAAGTCGCACAACATTTAGCAAACATCTTGAACAACGAAAACATTGAGTATGATGTTAAAGATATCGCAACTATTGTCAATAGTGGTTATCCAGATATCAGACGAGTAATCAATGGTTCTCAAAGACAAGTTGTAAATGGTAAATTAACAATTGATGAAAACACAATCACACAAAACGATTACAAAACCAAAGTCTTGGATATTTTAAAAACACAAGACAAGAAGTCATCATTTCAAAACATCAGACAATTATTGGCAGACTCAAAAGTATCAGACTTTTCAGATTTGTTTAGGTTGTTGTTTGATACCGTAGATGATTGGGGTAAAGGACACATCGCAGAGTGTATATTGATTTTATCAAAATATCAACAATCAGACGCAGTCGTAGTGGATAAAGAAATCAACATTATGGCTATGTTTGTAGAATTAATAGGAAGTATCAAATGAGTCATCCAAAAGGAATGCCCCCAAGAGAAGACGGACTTCAATTAGACTTATCAAAAACAGATACCGTTAGGTGTCAAGAGTGTGGAAACGCATCATTTATCCAAGCATTCTTCTTAAAAAAAGTATCTGCATTAATGAGTCCAACAGGTAAAGAAGCAATCATACCAGTTCAAGTTTTTAGTTGTGGAAATTGTGGAGCCATTCCACAAAATATGATTGAGGGAACTGGTCTTGAATCCACAGGATAAACAATGGAAAGAAAAAAAGTTAAATCATTACGACAATAGAATACTATTTGATGATAGAGATGAACTTTATGTAATGGGGGATTGGGAAGACCCAATAATGAAAGCTCATGCCGAAATAACTTGTCGTAATGGTGGACACATCTTAGAAGTAGGTTTTGGTATGGGTATAAGTGCAAATTATATTCAAGAACAAGATATCGAATCACACACAATTATTGAACTTAATGATGAAGTTTATGAAAAAGCAGTTGAGTGGGCAAAAGATAAACCTAATACAGAAATAGTTTCAGGAGATTGGAAAACCTTAGAACTTGATAAAAAGTTTGATGCTATTTTCTTTGACGCTTATGTTCAAGATAAATTATTTATGTTGTTTCCAATACACATACTGAAGTTTTGTAAAGTAGGAACGATATTGACTTTCTTTAATCATTTATGGGAACGAACTACATTTTGGTCAAAGAACTTTTTTACCGACGAGATAAAGTTTTACGAAATAGACGGACGAGTTCCAAAAGATAAACAAAATGGTTATGTTGAAGAACACGATATTTATCATTTACCAGAGTGGATAATTAGAGAACAAGATACAGAAGAAAAATATAGAAAATGTATTACAAGATAAACTTAAATAACTATGAACCAAAGAAAACTCGTATTTATTTAGAGTTTGATAAATATAAATTTAGTCCATATCAATTAGAAGCAATTAACAATGAACTAAATAACTTCCAAGATTCATTTGGAAAACCTTGGAAAGAGTGGGATATGTCTGATTTAAAACACAGATTAGAAAATAATTTCACATTTTATTTAATCGGTAATGGTAAAACAGGAGAGTTAATTTTAGAGGGTTGGGCGTTCATAGATTGGAATAGACAATATCCTTATTTATGTAATAGATATGTTTGTCCAGACTTTAGAAACAACGGATTAGGACAAGACTTAGTTTGGTTAAGATGTAATGAAATTAAACGGCAAGGATATGATAACGCTATGATTAAGTTAGAGGATTGGAACACACCGGCAAATTCGGTTATGAAAGAAAATATATTCACTAAAATGGACTAAATTGATATTTATAAGTAGGAAAAAATTATGTCAGTACAAACAAAAGTAGAAAATTATTTAAATTATGTCACGGGAAGTGCAGGTGGTTGGCCAGCAAATACTAATGTAGGTATTGTTGCGGGTATCGATTATATCAAAGAAGAAACCACAGATGATATATACTTCCACGAAATGAATACTAATTGTGGTATGTATGGTTCATTATCCGCACAACAATCATTTATTAATAACATTTCTGATTATGTTAATGAAGTTGGGTGTAATACTTGTTATATTTACGGGACTACTGACGGAAAAATAAATCCATCAACAATACAACAACCAATAATTAGTGCAAGTTTTGCAAGACACAACATTTCAGTAAATTTTGAGTATAATGATAATACATCACACACATATTTTTCACAAAGAGGAAACACAGACTACTCAAGTAATTTTCACTTGTTTATGCAAACACCTTGGTATAGTGATGATACATTGTTAAATATTGTTAGTGGTTCATTTAATAAAAACACTTTTAGAACTATATTAACATCATCACCAGAAAGTGCAAGTTTAGTTCCATTATTCAACACAGGTTCATTTGTTACATCAAATCCATATCACCCAGACTTTTTGGTAAAAACACCAACATCAGATGGAACTGCACACGGAGAAACTGGATTAGAGTTTTACAAATATGTTGACTCAAATCCAACTTATCAAAATGCAGTCGATAGTGGTTCTTACTTGATTGAAAAGTTTTTAGTTCCAAGTGGTAGTACATTAAATAATGTCGGATATTTAATGACAAGAAAAATGAATTACTTAATGACACCGACAAAACAAGTTTTATTAGAAGATAAACAAGAGTTTGCTATAACTGAAGCTCCTAAGTTTGTTTTAGATGGAGACAAATGGCATCCAGCAAACTTTTTAATGTATTCGAGTATTAGTGGTAGTTCAATTCAAATGTATGACGGAACAACAAAACAAGTTCAAGATGTTCAAATGGGTGATGTTGTTAAGTCCTATAAACCAGTTGGTTTACCAGATGAATCTTTTTACAGAGATTGGGAATCATACTCAACTTCAAATTTAAGTGGTTCAGTAGCATCGGGTTCGGTTGTAATTAGAACATTTAATAGCAACCACTTTGGACACTATTTAGTTAATAATAGTATAAAAATACCAGTAATGAATCAGTCATTGATGAAAGGTTCAAGATACTTCCTAAAACAGGGGAGTAATTGGACATTTGCAAAACCATCAGAAATATCAGTCGGAGATTATCTTTTTGATAAAGATGGAAATGAAGTAGAGATTACATCAGTTAGTGAAGTAGGTGAAGATAACACATTCTATTCTCTTGATGTAGAGGATATTGATACATATTTCACATCAGATGTATTGGTTCACAATCTTCCACCAAGAAAATGTTTTACCGGTGATACAATGATTACATTATCAGACGGAACTTATCATAAAATTAAACACATTGAGTTAGGTGCAAAAATAAAAACTTACAACGAAGAAACTGGTAAATTACAAAACTCAATAGTTTTAGAGGTTGTAAAAGTATTACACGATAATGTGGTGAAATATAAATTTGACAATAACACAGAGATTAAATCCACAGACGACCACCCATTTTATGTTGATGGGGAATACAGACCATTGGAAGTCGGTGATGAAGTTTTAAACGATGAGTTAAATAAAATAAAAGTAATTGGTGTTGACAAAATTGACGGACTTGTAGAAACATACAACATTAACAAAACAGATAGTGGTAAAAACTATTTTGTAAATAAGGTTTTAGTATCAGATGAGTCAGAAGACACTTAAAGAAAATAACAACTGGCAGTGGTATATGTCAAAACCAAACTTTTTAACAAGTGATGAGTGTGATGAGTTGGTTGAAAAAATTAAAAACACCGAGAAAGGTGAACAAGGTTGTTTAGATGACCACATAGGAGATGACCACAATACAGATTTTAGAAATGTAACGGAATGGTATTTACATAAAGATATGAGAGATTATGTTGTAGGGGATTATAGTTCTTTACAACAAAAATTATTTATCGCAGGTAAAGTTTGTAATCAATTGTCTTGGAATTTTAATATACAAGAGGTTGAAAACAATATAAAGATGATTGAGTATATGCCAGGTGATTTCTTTACTTGGCATTCAGACTTTAATAATGGTAAAAGTTCTACAAGAAAGTTAGCTATGATTATTCAGTTGTCAGACCCAAAAGACTATGAGGGTGGTTCAACACAATTAGCAATCCAAGACCCAAAAACATTAGAATTTTATGAAATGCCAAAAGAAAAAGGAACTCTATTAGTTTTTTGTCCTTTATTATTTCATAGAGTTACACCAGTAGAAAGTGGTGTTAGATATTGTATTCAAGAGTTTTTGTTAGGGGATACCTTTGTATAAGTATTTATACGCAAATGGTTGTAGTTGGGTAGACGGAGATGAATTACAAGATAGAACTCAACAAAGATTTAGTAAATTATTATCTAATGATTTAAATCTTGAAGAAATAAATGAAGCAATTCCTGCTTGTAGTAATGAAACCATAATCAAAAATACTATGGATTGGATTTACAAAAATGAAAAACTTATTAATGAAACGATATTTATTATAGGATTTACAGCAGAAAGTCGTTCTAAATTTGATTGGGAGTTTAATGATATCATTTTATTCCAAAGATTTTTAGAGTCGATTGATGTAAATCATATATTATTTTTTTCATTTGGTAAATCACATAAAGATATTTTTTTGGATAACTTTACTGATAAACCATTTTATGAATTAGTGTCAGAAAACATTAGTAAAATAGAGGATGCTTTTTGTGAAAACGGACACCCAAACGAAGAAAGTCATAAAAAGTTTGCAGAATATTTAAAAGGATACATTAATGTATAAAACAATAGATATGGATAGTCTAAAGTTAAATCAAAACTTTAGGTGGATAGTAGAGAAAAAAAACTTTTTCAGTCAAGAAGAATGTGATGAAATGAAAAAGTATATTGATGAAAACTCTAAACGAGCAAGAGGACACGTTTCGGATTTAGAAGGAGACTCTATTAATTTCAAGTGGGGTAAAAAAGATTGTGTTATGAATATTAGCACAAATGAAAGACAAGATATACTTGATAAATTTTGGACTACAATTAATGTTGCAAATCAACTATATTATCACTATGATATAAAAGGTATTTATCATAATAGAATCCAAGCACATAGATATGATGTCAATGATACATACAATCCACATTCAGATTTTCACAATTACAATTTATATAGTTCATTAAAACTTACATCAATAGTTTTTCTAAATGACCACACAGAATATGAGGGTGGAGAATTTATGTTGTTTGACGGAACAATCATAGAACCGGAGGTCGGTAAATTAGTCATACATCCGGCATTTGCAGGGCACGGAGTAGCACCAATAACTAAAGGACATAGGTACTCTTGTGTTTGTTGGGCAGTAGGAGATACTTTCGTATGAGACAAAACGATAATTTTAAATTTGTAGTTCACAGGGAAAATTTCTTATCAATTAATCAATGTCAAAAACTGATGAGATATTTAGAAACAGGGGAACCAACTGAATCAGAACTTGCAGGTAATTATGATGAAAATATTCTGAATAAAGAAGTTCGTGATAATAAAGAAGTTAGTATTGATAACGAACAACTAAACAACAAATTAAAAATGGTACTTGAATTATCTAACCAATCTATTTGGAAATTCAATACACAAGAATTAGAAAAAGTAAAAATACTCAGATATGAAAATGGTGGTAAATATAAATGGCACACAGATTGTGGGTCAAGAGAAACTTCATTAAGAAAACTAACTGCTATCGTTCAATTATCAGACGAAACGAAATACGAGGGTGGTAATTTAGAATTTGGAATCACAGACAAATCAGGTAAAAATAATTACACCGCACCAAGAACAAGAGGAAGTATTATTGTATTTCCATCTTTTTTATCACATAGAGTTACACCAGTAACAAAGGGTAGACGATACTCATTGATTACTTGGATGCTTGGAGATTGTTTTGTATGAAGACAAAAATAGCACTCGTAATTTGTCCACAATGGTCAATTGAAACACCTTCCTACGCTTTAGGAAATCTAAAATCACATATTAGTAATCCAGATGTAGAAGTAAAACAATTTGATTTAAATATGGGTAGTTATCATTATATTAAATCTACTGAACACTTTCATACTTTTATGGATTGGGGAAATGATATCCCTTGGAATGTAGAGTATAATGTTAAAAAAAATGTAATGCCATTCTTCGAAGAATATTGGGAACCAATCATAGAAGAGTTATCAACATTTGACATAGTGACTTTCACCACATACACATCTAATATTACAATTACAGATTATTTTGCACGATACATTAAACAAAAAAATCCAAAGATACAGATTTGGTATGGAGGCCCATACTCTTGGTATGCCGAGTGTGCAGGTTTAGTGTCTAAAGGATACTATAAAGAGTTTATAGATGCAACAACTGATGCAAATGAAGGAGAACAAGTTATATCAAATTTAGTTAGTAATTATTTGAAAGACGGACATTATGAAAATGTCAAGGGTATTTGGAGATGGGATAAACAAACACCAAGTTATCCAACTGCATTACCAAAAGGTCGTAGTGGTAGAGAACCAATATTTAACGGTAACATTCCACCATCAAATCTTAACAAAGTAAAAAGTCCAAGTTGGGATAAAGAAATAATAGATGTGTATAAAGAAGTAGCAGAGAGTGAAAATATGTATCCAAAAGTTCCTATCCAGGGTTCAAGAGGTTGTACTTTCAAATGCACTTTTTGTCAAGAAACACGAAGATATAGATTTAAAGACTTTGATAATATCGTAGATGATATGAAACAAGTTGTAAAAGAGACAGGTGTAACTGGTTTTTGGTTTACTGATTCGTTGGTTAATGGTTCAATGTCTCAGTTCACTAAGTTTGTTGATAGGTTGGAGTATGAAAAAAACCATAATGATTTCAACATAACTTGGGGTGGTTATTTTAGAACACATAAAAAACTTGACGGAGATTTGTTAGAAAAAGCAGTATATACTGGATTAGATTATATGAATGTCGGAACAGAAAACGGAACAAACAAGATTCTGGCATTGATGGAAAAGGGACAGACTTCCGATGACGTTAGTCATTTCTTAAAGTCAGCGTATCAAGCGAAAGCAATGTTTAATGCTAATTGGATACCAGGATTTCCAAAAGAAAACTATATGGACTTTATGTTACAATTAAAATTTTTGTACGATAATAGAAAATACTTTGAAAACAATGGTTTAGTAAATCTAATGAGGTCTACTGATATGTTAAACAATACACCATTGGAGGTTTATCGTGATAAGTTCGATATATCTACTGATAGTAAGTTATTTAATACTTGGGTTAGTGATGATAGAAGAAACTTTTTAGCAATTAGATATCTAAGGTCTAATTGTATTGAAGCTCTTTTAAATTGTATGGGGTTTACTAAAGATGCTGAAGGAAATGAAAAAGGATATTATCACATTGTAAAAGATAAAAAGTATGGTGGAACACCACCTTATTATAGAGCAAGAGTTTTTGCAGACAAATTGTTTATAAAAAAGAATACTGCTAAACTAAGAAAAAGTGTTGATGATATATTTTTAAACTCAAGTTATTTAGAGTATGAAAAAAGTAAAAACATAACTGATATCTTAAAAGAGGAATTGAATCAAACATACAAAACTTTTGTTTGGACAATTTTCAATTTATGTGAGAGTTCAGATATAGAATTTAGTTCATTTGATAAGTTTGCAGGTTATAATATCAAGAACTCATATCTAAAATATGAGATAAAACTCAAAACAGATGAAGATAATATTTTGTCTTCGTTTAAGTATGAATTACACATTGATAAAAGAGATAAAAAATTGAACGATGAAACAGACAATTCAGACATACATATCAATGAAGAATTGAATCTAAATTTAGTCGGTAAAAAAATACCAAAAGAAAAAAGTGAAAAAGTAAAAGAAGATTATTTAGATAGTAATAACTTTTACAAACATAAACTCAGTTTACCAAGAACTCAGATGACAAATCTATATTAAAAAAAATTACATTTTTGGGATTTACTTAGATACTTATTTATATCTAAAGGTTATTCACAATGAAAACAAAATCACTATTTGACCACATAAAAGAAATTACAAATTCACAGAACCCAAATTATTGGGAAGAGATTTCTGATGCCGATAAAAAAACTTGGTCAAATTATATGGTGCATAGATTTCTATCAATGAAACCAGAGTGGATTGAAGTAGTGAATGAAATACAACAATACTGGGAATTAGAACCTAAATCAGTTTATCAATTCTACACCAATATAATTCCCAAAGGTAGAACATTTCTAAGATACACAAAATCTAAGAAGAAATCAAAGATAGAAAGTTGGGCAATGGATATATTATGTGATTATTTTGAAGATAGTTCAGAAAATATTGAAAAAACACTTGACATTATGGGTAAAGATGTTGTATATTCAATCGTATCCAAATATGGTGTGGATGAAAAACAACTAAAAAAGATATGGAGTAAATAATGATTAAAGATTCACCTACTAAAAAAGAAATGGAAATGGTAGATACAGATGATGTCGTAAAATATATGGAAAGAACTTATCCTGAAATGACAAGTGAGTTCTTAGCAATACAAAGAGACCAGTATGAATTGTTTTGTAAAAAACAATATGATTATGGCCCACAAAACATCGCAGTCGGAACAATATTAAAAACACCAGAAGATATTAAATTATCATTGTTAGGTATTTGGTTCAGAATGAACGATAAGATAGAAAGAATGAAAACATTACTATTGAGAAACGGGGAGAACTCAGTTGAGGGAGAACCAGTAACTGATAGTTTTTCAGATGTATCAAATTATGGAGTTATGGCACAAGTCGTAGCAAGAGGTAAATGGGCAAAATAAGTTATAGTCAATTTTCACAATGGGATAAGTGTCCACAAATGTGGAAACTTAATTATGTAGATAAAGTCGGAACATTTACAGGTAATATCTATACGATATTCGGTAGTGCTCTACACGAAACTATCCAAGCATATTTAGTTTGTTATTATGAACGAACAATCAAAGAAGCAGATGAATTACCATTAGATGATATTTTGTTGTATCGTATGAAAGAAAACTATAAGGAATCACAAAAAAGATATGGAGACAACTTCGAAGTAACCAAAGAAGAAATGCAAGAATTCTTTAAAGATGGATTAGATATTATAGAGGAATTCAAAAAAAGAAAAGGCAGTCATTTTAAAAAGAAAGATACTGAATTAGTCGGTATTGAAATGAATCTAAATTATGAACTACCAAAAGATATGAAGTTTGTAGGGTTTATGGATGTTGTTCTACACGACAAGAAAACTGGTCGTATGAAAATTATTGATATCAAAACTTCCACAATGGGTTGGAACAAGTATATGAAAGCAGATAAGAACAAAACTAATCAGTTATTATTATACAAACACTTTATGGCAAAGCAATTAGAAATATCAGAAGATAAAATAGATGTTGAATACTTAATATTAAAGAGAAGATTGTACGAAAATATGATGTATCCACAAAAACGATTACAATCCTTTTCACCTGCGAGTGGTAAACCAAGTGTAAATAAAGTTATGACAAGACTACAAGAATTTATAGATGAGTGTTACGATGACAAAGGTAAAGTTATTAATAAAGAATATGTAAAAATGGCATCAACAAAGAATTGTAAGTATTGTGAGTTTAAAGATAAATCAGACTTATGTGATAGGAATAAAAAATGACAGAACCAAGTTTAAGAATTAAAGTAACAGATTTTTTAGCAACAGATTTTGAACAAGAAGTATTTCAAGAGTTGATGAAATTGAAACAATTGGATTATTTATCAGGAGTTTCATTTCCATTATATTTTTGGTATGATAGAGAAACAGAAGCAGTAGATTTAAAGACTCTTGAACCATTTATTAAATATTGGAAGTCAACGGGAGAATTCAATACAAAAATTATTTTGATTCCAGAATTAACTGATGACCAAAATCATTTTATCACTTATGATATTAGACCAAGAAATTCTAAACAATTACAATATTATAGATTTGCATACGAATATTCAAATCCAAAAGATATTTTAAAAGGATTGGAACAATTCAAAAAAACATATGAGTTCGTTAATAAAGAAGACATTAATCCGGAACCTATCAGAAAACAAAAACGAAACGACTAATGAAGATAGCAATTATCGGAAGTCGAACCTATACTAATAAAACTAAAATGAAGAGCTTTATGTTCCGATTAAAAATGGAACACCCAGAAGTAGAAATAGTTTCTGGTGGTGCCAAAGACGGAGCAGACAAATATGCCAAGAGGTTCGCATTAGAATTTAAAATACCTTATAGTGAGTTTCCACCACAACACCAACCACATAATATGTATTGTGTAATGGAACCATATAATTATGGGAAACCATACGCAGCAGGTTATTATCACAAACGAAACAAAGATTTAGTCAATTATTCTGATAAAGTTGTAGCATTTTGTAAAGACGGAGAGATTACCAAAGGAACAAAATCGGCATTAGAATATTGTGAGAAAATTGAAAAAAAATATGTAATTTTAGATTAAACTTACTATTTATATATATACATATATACAGAATTATGAAAGAAGATAAATTAACATCAGTAAAAGTCATTGACGAGTTATATAGAAAGTTTAGAGAAAAGTCTATTCGTGATGACTTCTCACTTCAAAAGTTAGTCAATCGTAGTATTGACTTATTTGTTCACGATGATGAGTTTGCCAAAACAATCATTGAGTATGACAACTTAGAAGAGAGTGGTTCAAAATATTAAACTAAAAGGGTTATATGGACAAAACAAAATTACCTAAATTAAAGATTCAAGAACCTATTGAATCTAATAAAAAGAAAATACTATTATTATCAGATGATTTAAGAATGTCAAGTGGTGTCGGAACAATGTCAAGAGAGATTGTTATGGGAACATTACATCATTATGATTGGATACAAATTGGAGGAGCAATCCAACACCCAGACAAAGGTAAACTTATTGATATGAATCAGAGTGTTAGAGAAGAAACTGGGGTTGAAGATGCTTATCTAAAGATTTATCCGGTGGACGGATACGGAAGTCCAGAATTAGTTCGTCAATTAATCCAAACAGAAAAACCAGATGCCATTATGATTTACACAGACCCAAGATTTTGGATTTGGTTATATCAAATGGAACACGAAATCAGACAACACATACCGATTTTTTATTACAACATCTGGGACGATTTACCTTATCCAATGTGGAACGAACCATATTATGAAAGTTGTGATTTGATTATGAACATTTCAAAACAAACACATAACATCGTGCAAAACGTTTGTCAAGATAAACCAAGAACAGATTGGGATTCAACTTACATACCACACGGAATCAATGAAACTCAGTTCTATCCAGTCAAAGATGAAAAAGAAAGATTGGAGATGAACAAAATGAAATCAGAATTGTTTCAAGGAAAAGACTATGACTTTTGTTTATTTTACAACAACAGAAACATTAGAAGAAAAATGACATCAGATACGATAATGGCATTCAGAGAGTTCGCATATAGACTACCAAAAGAAAAAAGAGATAAGACTGCTTTCGTTCTACATACACAACCAGTTGACCAAAACGGAACTGACTTACCAGCCGTAGTTGAAGAAATGTGTCCAGATTTAAACATTATATTTTCAACTAATAAACTATCTTCACAACATCTAAATTATTTATACAACATATGTGATGTAACGATTAACTTAGCAAGTAATGAAGGATTTGGATTAGGAACTTGTGAATCATTGATGTCAGGAACACCAATCATTGTAAATGTTACGGGTGGTTTACAAGACCAATGTGGATTTAGATTGAGTGATGAGTTGTTAACTTACAAAGATTATGCAGATATTGAATCTTTACACGATTGGAGAAAGTGGGAAAATAATAAATCACTAACTCACGGAGAGTGGGTAAAACCAGTATGGCCTAAATCAAGGTCATTACAAGGTTCACCACCAACACCATACATTTTTGATGATAGATGTGATTGGGTTGATGCGTCATATTGTATTGAACATTTCTACAATATGTCAAAAGAAGAAAGACAAGAGTGTGGTTTCAAAGGACACGAGTTTGTAACAAGTGATGAATCAATGATGTCAGCAAGACATATGAGTCAATTATTCATAGACCATATGGATACTGCATTTGAAAAATGGACACCAAGAAAAAGATATGAGGTATTTAAAGTATGAGAAAACCATTAGTATTAGTAACGGCACCAGTCGCAACTCGTAGTGGATACGGAAATCACTCACGAGATATTTGTAGAGCGTTAATTGAGTCAGATAAATATATCGTTAAGATTAATCCAGTTCGTTGGGGAGCAACACCTATGAACGCATTAGAAGATAAAAATCCACATCATTTAGAAATATATAAAAGACTATTAACGAAACCAAGTTTAGATAGACAACCAGACTTACATATTCATATTGTAATACCTAATGAGTTTTCACCATTAGGAAAAAAGAACTTAGGTATAACCGCAGGTATTGAACACACCTTACCACCAGCAGACTGGGTTCAGGGTGTTAATCGTATGGATAAAACTATTTTTACTTCTGAGTTTAGTAGAAATTCTTTTTTACAAGTTAATTTTGACCAAATTCAAAAAGATACCAATCAAGTTGTAGGTAAATTAAAAGTTGATAAACCAACAGAAGTTTTGTTTGAAGGTGCAGACCCAGAAATATACAAAGAGGTAAAAGAAGCAACATTAGATTTGAAAACCGAGTTTGATAAAATCAAAGAAGACTTTTGTTTTCTATTCGTAGGACATTGGTTACAAGGTAATCTCGGTGAAGATAGAAAAGATACTGGTATGATGTTAAAAGTATTCTTGGAAGCATTTAAAAACACCAAGAACCCACCAGCACTTATTATGAAAACCAGTAGTTCTAATTTCTCAGTTATGGATAGAAGAGAAATGAAACAAAAAATAGATATGATTAAATCACAAATATCAGCAGAAACTTTACCTAATGTATATTTATTGCACGGAGACTTGAAAGATGAAGAAATGAATCAAATGTACAATCACCCAAAAGTGAAAGCACATTTAACATTTACTCACGGAGAAGGATTTGGAAGACCATTGTTAGAAGCATCATTTAGTGGTAAACCAATTATCGCACCAATCTCAACAGGTCAAGCAGACTTTTTAGATAAAGATTATACGATTGAACTTCCACACACAATGACGAAAGTTCCAGATTCAGCGTTTCCAAAAGAATATCAAAATCAAGAAGCTCTTTGGTCTACGGTAAATTATGGGGTGTCTTTAAACATAATCAAAGATGTTTATAAGAATTACAAAAAATATGAACTTCGTGGTAAAAAACAAATGATTGTAAATAGACAAAACTTTACACACGATGCTATGAAAGATAAGTTAATTAATATTGTTGATGACTTATTACAAGATGTTCCAAAAGAAGTTTCATTGAAACTACCTAAATTGGTTAAAAAGAGTGATGTTAAATTACCAAAATTAAAAAAGGTGTAAAATGGCAGAAACAAAAATAACTTGTCCACATTGTTTAAATGAAAACTATTGTTTTGAAGAAAACTTAAATGAAGTAGAAGAATTTAAATCATATATGTGTTTTAATTGTGGATTTACAAGTAATACTTCATACACAGAAAATTCAGAAACATTCACTAAACTTTTGGAAAGTTCAACACAATTAGTTCGTGATATAGTTTTTTTCGATTATGATAGAAAAATATCTTGGATTCCAACGACATTGAATATGGGTAAATTTGGAATCATATATCCAGAGGGAACGAAAACTAATTGGAATTGGAAATTAGCAGAAGTTCGTAAATTATCATTAGAAGAACAAAAAGACCCACAATATGGTGGACACGAATATACATTAGATTTAGAAAATGCAAAAGAATATGGACAATATGAGTTTTTAAATGCGTGTAAAGAAATGGGAATCATTAAAGACTTATGAGAAACACCACTTGGCAACAAATACAACCAGGACAAATAGTTAAGTTTAGTTATAAGTCAAAAGGTTCTTCAAGAGGAGAACAAAGAACAATATTGGTTATTGACCCTAAGTATCGTTATAGAAAAAAATCAACTGGTAGAATCGTAGAGTTTGTAGTTGGATTACAATTAGATACTACATTAAGACCACCAATCGATGTTAAAAGTTTTAATAAACTTATTTCTCGTTATGGTGGATTAACATTAGACGAGGGAATTGTCGAAGTTGGAGATAATCCGGACAGAGCAGACAAAAACACTGCAGAAGACATTTACAAATTACTGGAAAGATTTTTAAAGAAAAATGATATCTTTAGAACTTACTTTTTAAGAGAGTGTAGAAAAAGAAGAGTGTTTTTATTAGATAGTTATCAG